ATACCGGTACTGGTAGAGTTCTTCTTCAAGGATTTAATCCAGTTTCGATTGAAGGTGGATCAGTATTAAAGGTTACAGCTACGCCAACAAATCAGAGTACACTTCGTCCTTTAAGAAATTATATTATCGATATTGACCCAGAACTATCCTTTGCTCAATCTCAAATTGATTATCAGAACACACAGTTAACGTTGTAATATGACACATAAGCTCGAAAATGTAGGTCGTAGATTAACTAATCTGCATAATAGAAGTGTTAAGGAAGTACTTCCGGAACACTTTGCTTCAGATTATCCTAATCTAGTTCAGTTTCTAGAATACTACTATGACTTTCTAGATTCTGATGGTGGATCTGCATTTGAAACAGAGATTAATCAGCTTTTCAGTATAAGAGATATTACTGAAACCCCTTCAGAGTATTTAGATCAGGTTATTGCTGAACTAGGTGCTGGATTACAAAATGGAGATTTGTTTAATAATCCCCGTTTTACATCAAGAAGATTTGCTGATCATTATAGGAATAAAGGTTCTAGATTTGCTGTAGAGGAATTTTTTAGAGCATTCTTTCAACAAGAGGTAGAAGTACTATATCCTAAAGTAGATATTTTTACTGTTGGTAGAGATGCAATTGGTTATGATTCTCAGAAATTTATTCAGGACTATAAAAGATATCAGATCTTTTCTATCCTTCTTAAGGTTGGACTTGGTGTTCCAACTTATAGAGAATTATATAAAAAGTTTGCACATCCGGCAGGATTTTATTTTGAGGGCATTGTTGCTGTAGAAGGCGAGGCAGATCTAGGATTTGATGATATGCCTATTGCATTGGCAGATTCAGCATTTATTAGTGTTATTGGTGAAGCTAATATTGATATCAGTCTACTCAGTTCAACAACAGGACTTACAGATTCGGAGGGCGTAGGAATTAGATATAATATTGATCAATTAGCAAATGTCTATTCAACCCTTACAGCTCAGGAAATTAATTATTATTATTCGTCAATTGCTGAATTTATTAGTCCTAATTCGTTTACTATGGATGACAGCGCAGATTCCAATACCCCGCTTATGTCACTTTCTTTAGAAACTATGGACAATAATATGTTCACAAGATATGCAAGTGACTCTGCTTACTAGTATAAATAGAACTAAGAATTCTATATAGGATCGAAAATGACAAGACAAAATATTAATATCGGTACAAATGCGAATGACGGAACTGGTGATACCCTTCGTCAGAGTGGTACTAAGATTAACCAAAATTTTGTAGAGATCTATCAAAGATTCGGTGGCGATAGTGATATACTTATGCCAGGTATTCAATTTGATAGTAATGGAATTATCTTCGAAGGATCAAGTGTTGATAACTTCGAGACACGTCTTGTTGTAGAGGATCCAACTGCGGATCGTACGGTTACAATCCCTAATTATACTGGAGAGATTATTGTTGATAGTGCTACTCAAACGATGGCCAATAAAACAATAAGTGATGCAAAGCTAATACATCCAGACATTGCCGATTCCGCCGGCGCTACATATTTTTATTCGTTCATACCGATTGATGCTAGTTTAATGTCGAAAAACATTACTATAAATCTTCCTTCTCTTTCTGATAGTGATACATTAGTTACAAATACATCAGTATCTACTATGTCAGGTAAAACATTAACAGCTCCTACAATTATTGCGCCTACAATTGGTAGTAGAATAGATGATTCGAATGGAGCGCAGTTAATTAAGTTAACTGCTACTACTTCTGCAATTAACGAGATTACCATTGCCAATGCTGCTGCATCTAGTGGCCCTAATATTTCTTCTACTGGTACTGATACAAATATTAATTTGAATTTAACGGCAAAGGGTACAGGTGCTGTTAGACCTAGTAAAATGGCTTTAAATCATGCAGTACAAACTGCAGATGGTGCTGTTAGTACTTCAAGATCATTTATTATCTTTAGTAAATCAACCGCTTTGGCTGCAACTCTTGCTGATGGTACAGTTACTGGTGAGATGAAAGTTATGATTAATCAGAATTCTGGTTTGGCAACGGTAACTCCAACTAGTTTTGCGCAAGGTACTTCTTTTTCGATTGCACAATATGGTGCTACACAAATTATATGGTCAGGAAATGATTGGTATATGATTGCTGACACCTCAGACTCGTATATCACAATTACTTAATAGGAAATAAAAATGGCTGCAATTGTAACAAATAGATTCAAGAAACAACTACTTGATACAGTATACAATGAAATTACTAGTGCAAATGACCGATATTATGTTGGTGTTGGTCGTTCTGAACAATGGGATAGCGCTGATACAGTGGTTAATCCTGAAAACAGTTTAAGAGCCGAACGTAATTTTAGAATGGCTATGCAGTCAGTAAAACAGATTGCAGACGTTTCATATGTTATCCCAAGATATAATTGGTCAACTGGAACAATCTATAATGCATGGGATGATGATCTTTCAGGAACACCATCAAATGCTTACTATGTTTTAACAGAGGATAACCAAGTATACGTTTGTCTAAAGGCTGGTAAAACGGCAGCAGGTATTGCAACTCCATCTACAGTTAAGCCAGTAGGATCTAGAACTAAAGCATTTGCAACAAGTGATGGTTATGTTTGGAAATATATGTATGGTCTTTCTGGAGCAACATCAAGTAAGTTTCTTTCATCTAACTTTTTACCTGTTCAATTTATTACTGATTCATCTGGATCTTCTGTTATTAGTGCAGTTGAAGGTCAACAAGCGGCAGTACAAGAAAATGCATCAAAGGGTCAAATCTTAGGTATTTTCGTAAGCGATGGTGGTACAGGATTTACATCAGCTCCATCTGTTACTATTAGAGGAAATGGTACAGGCGCGTCAGCAACAGCATTTGTATCTGGTGGATCAGTTGTTAAAATTGAAATGGATTCATCACAAGATAGTACAATGGTAATGGGTCATAGCTATGAATATGCAGATATTACTCTTACTGGTGGCGGCGGATCAGGCGTTGTAGCACGTGCTATTATTGGGCCTGACTCTGGGCTTGGTTATAATCCTATTAAAGATTTAAGATCTTCTTCAATTATGTTTAATGTCAAGCCAGCAGGTGCTGAAGGTGGTGACTGGATCATTAACGACCAGGACTATAGACAAGTAGGGGTAATTAAAAATCCGAAGAATAATGCTTCACCTGATTCGGATTATACAGCTACAACTGGTAAAGTGTTAAGATATTTACTTTTAACATCAGCAGCAGATGCAGCAACATTTACAAAGGACATTACAGTTCTTGGTTCGAACTCTGGCGCACAAGCAGTTATTGACGATATAGATAGTGATAAGATGTATGCACACCAGAATGAAATTACAGGATTTGGTGAATTTAATGAAGGTGAACCTATTACTGGCGGTGGTGCATCTGGTACTTTAATTAGTGCTGGTGCAGATGCAGACTCAGATGCTTTTTATGATGACGATGTTAATAGATTCAGTGGTGAACTACTTTATCTTGAGAATAGAGCAGCAGTAGCAAGAACTGCAGATCAAACTGAAGATATTAAAGTTATTATTACACTATAAGGTAAAAACAAATGGCGACATTACTTACTAGCGCAACATTTTCGAATACTTATAAGGACGATCACCTCGATAGTGATGGCTATTATAGAATCTTATTTAATAGTGGACGTACCTTGCAAGCTCGCGAACTTACGCAGATGCAAACCATTATTCAAAAACAGATTGAAAGATTTGGAAGTAATATTTTTAAAGAAGGCGCTGTTGTAAAGCCCGGTGGTGTACACTTAAATCAGAAATATGAATTTATTAAATTAAATACAACTACTAATAATTTACCAGCAAATACAGCAGCACTAGTTGGTACTTCTTTTACTGGCCAGACATCTGGTGTTATTGTTAAGGTTATTGAAGTTGTTGCTGCAACAGCAACTGACCCTGCAACATTATATGTACAATATACTAGCACTTCGGCTTCACTCTCTGCGACTACAGTTCCTATACGTATGCAGGCAGGAGAGAATATCGATAATGGATCAACTACACTTACCGTACAAACTACAAATACGGTAGCAAATCCTGCTATTGGTACTGGTGCTAGATTTTCTATTGCTTCTGGTATTTACTATACGCAGGGGTACTTTGTTTTTACCGAAGATCAAAGTAAGATTATTTCGAAATATTCAGATGCACCAAATGCTAATGTTGGCTTTAAAGTTATTGAAGACATTGTAACGACTGCAGATGATACAGGACTTTTCGATAACCAAGGCTCAACACCTAACCTTTCCTCACCTGGTGCCGATCGATATCGAATTAGATTAATTATTGCAGAAGAATCAGAAATTGATTCCGATGAAAACTTTTTACATATTGCTACGATTAAAGGTGGCGTAATCTATAATTCTGTTAAAGTTACAGATTCTTATAAAGTACCTAATGACGTAATTGCTCAGAGGATTTTCGAAAATTCAGGTAATTATATCGTTAAGCCGTTCTATGCAAAGTTTGATGAAGATTCTGATTCTGGATTTTTACAGTTGCAAGTAAGTGATGGTATTGCCGTTGTTGAAGGTTATAGAGCTGCTAGATATGCACCTACAACTCTTCGCCTTGGTAAATCTAGTACCACTAGTATTATTAACAATGAAGTCGTATCTGCTGATTTTGGTAATTATGTCTTAGTATCACCATCTGGAAATACTAAAGGCTTGCCTAACATTAATTCTTTGGAGATAATGAATCTTCGAAGTGCAGTTAATTATGGCGGATCTACAATTGGTACTGTTAGAATAAGAGCAGTTAGTGAAGATGGCGCCAATTACAGATACCATTTATTTGATATTAAAATGAATTCAGGTCAGGCTTTTAGAAATGTTAAAAGTATCGGTACTTCTTCAAGTAATTACTTTAACCCTACTTTAGAAAATTCTAAAGCGGTTCTTAAAGAGGCTCAAAAAAATAGTCTACTATTCTCTTTACCAAAAACTAGACCCCAGACTTTAACTGATATTTCATTGGCTTCTCAGCGTAGATTTTCTACTACTACAAATGCTTCTGGTGAAGCTAATATTTCATTATCAGCATCAGGCGAAACTTTTAGTAATACTGGAGACTGGGTGTTTGCAAATGCAGATAGCGATATATTCTCAGGATCAGTATCTGTAACAGGTGCTGGTACTGCAGCAGCTACAATTAGCGGTCTTCCTGCTAGTTCTAGTAATATGGAAATATTAACATATGTTAATAAAGCTAGCGCTACAGTACGAACAAAGACTATAACTAACAGATCTGTTACAACAACTATTGATTCAGATGGAAATGGTACTCAATTTGTTCCGTTGGGTAGAGCAGATATCTTTGATGTATCAGAAGTAATTAATGCTGCAGATAGTTCAGTTAGTTATTTAAATAGATTTACTTTAGATAATGGACAAAGGGATAATTTTTATGCTCTTGGTAGGATGGTGCTAAATGGTGGTAGTTCTGCCCCTGGTGGAAATATACATGTTAAATTTAGACATTTTACACATGGTACTTCAGGAGATTTCTTTGCCGTTAATTCTTATACCGGTCAAGTAGCTTATTCACAAATACCTTCCCATAGATTGAATAATGGTAATACAATTAATCTAAGAGATGTTTTAGATTTTAGACCAGTACAGGATACAAGTGAACAATATACTAGCACTTCAAACGGTGCAAGAATAAATGAGCTTCCTCAGCCTACTGATCTAATCCAAGCTGATGTCAGTTACTATTTGGCTAATTCTGGTAAATTAGTTATTAATACAGAAGGTGTTTTGAAATTTATACAGGGTACTCCTAGCATAAATCCTAGTCCTCCGGTAAGACCGGATCAAACATTGGGTCTTTATAATATCAGGCTTGGGGCAAATACCCTTAATGACTCTGATGTATTATTAGAGAAAATTGATCATAAAAGATTTACAATGCAGGATATTACTCAGCTTGAAAAAAGAGTCGATAAGTTAGAAAGACTTACATCATTTACAATGCTTGAGCTAGATACTAAGAACTTTGACGTCTTGGATTCTGCAGGTACCAATAGAACTAAGTCTGGTTTCTTTGTCGATAATTTTACTAGTCAAATCCTATCTGACACAAAAAATGTAGATTACGCGGCATCGATCGATCCTTTAAAACAGTTATTAAGACCTACGTTTAATGAAGACAATGTTAAGTTAATATACGATTCAGACGAATCTATTAATACTGTAAAGAAAGGTGATAACATCTATCTTAAGTATTCAGAAGCAACTTATATTAACCAAAATCTTGCAAGTAATTCAATCCAAATTAACCCATTTGCTGTTATTGTACATGAAGGTATTGTTACTCTATCACCAGCATCAGATGAATGGCGCGATGTAGATTTTGCCGCTAATAAAGTAATTGATGGTGGAACTAAACTTGATACTAATCAAGCATATATGTGGAATAACTGGTCATGGAATTGGGGTGGACTAGAATTAGAAGATTTAAAGGTTGGCTCTACAACTAATGTTAAAGATGAATCAAATAGTTCACAGAATGTTACAAACGTAAATAAAGTTGTAGCAGAAGAAACTATTATTGAACTAGTAGGAGAAAGATTACTTAACGTTGCTCTTATTCCTTTTATAAGATCAAGGAAGATATTCTTTAAAGCCCAAGGTCTAAGACCTAATTCTAAAGTGTTTGCTTTCTTCGATGGAAGAAACGTTGCTAGCTGGGTAAGATCAGAATCTTTCCAATATTATTCTAATAATCCTGTTGATTACGGGAATATCTATACAAGAGCGCCCGGTCACCCTGATGGGGCAACAACACTACAAACTAATTCAGATGGTGAAGTAAATGGTAGCTTCTTTATACCTAATACTAGCGCTATAAGATTTAGAACTGGTAAAAGATTATTTAAGATCCTAGATATTAGTGTTGATAAAGAAAATGACGCAACTGCAGTTGCTAGAGCAATTTACGCTGCTACTGGATATTTAGATACAGTACAGAAAGAATATATGTCAACTCGAGTTCTGCAGATTGAAGCAGTTCGCAATGTTACTAATAAATATTCTTATAATGATGGCGGCGGCGGTGGAGATGGAGAGGGTGGCGGAGACGGGCCTGGTCCTGGCGATAATGCTAACTCATGCTCAGGTACAGGTGTAAGTGGCGTAGGTGATATGAGTGGTGGTAATGAGCCAGGTGCAGGAGGCGGTTCGAACTCCGGCGGTGGAGATGGGACTGGCGGCGGCCCTGGCACTTGGATTTGTACAGCTACTTATGATTTAGGATTAGTTAGTCATGATCACTTTAAGATCCTTCGTAAATACGGTATAGGATTAAGAAGATCGGATCCTTATATGATGAAAGGCTATGATATTATTGGCCCTTATATTGCATCAACAATTAAGAAAAACAAGACTATGGCAAGTTTCGGCTTAGCTCTATCAAATTATTATAGAGATCTAGAGGCAGGGAAAGATCTTTCCTTTAATCAGAAAGTTATATCGATATTTTCTAGGGGAATAGTTAGACCAATATATAGAGTTGTAGGATTTGTTTCAGATATAAGAAAAAAGGTTAAATAAATGGCAACCTCTCTAGGATATAAAATTAATAAAAATCCAATAGCTCAATCATTTTTTATCGATGAGCCTAATGGAATATATGTTACTAAAATTGATCTTTATTTCGCAGCTAAGGATTCATCATTTCCTGTACAATTACAGATAAGACCTATGAGAAATGGTTCACCATCATCAGAAGAAATTATTCCTGGTACTCAGATATTAGTCCCAGGTGGTAGCGTAAACACATCGACCAATGCGACAGCAGCAACTACTTTTACATTTGTTGAACCGGTTTTTCTAAAGGGTTTAACCGATTATGCAATGGTTGTTACTGCAGACTCTGTAGACTATAAAATATTTGTTGCGCAGATTAATGAATTTTTAGTTGGCTCTACGGAAAAAAGGGTAGATAAACAACCTGTTCTTGGTAGTTTATTCTATTCCCAAAATTCAGTAACTTGGACACCCTCTCAAAATGAGGATCTAACTTTTAAACTATATCAGGCTAAGTTTAATTATACATCAGGTGCTGCTACATTCCATAACGCTTCTGTACCTAAAAGATTGTTAAATATAGATCCTATTTCTACTACAGGTTCTAGTAGTACAGTAACAGTTAAACATAAGAATCATGGATTTGTAATTGGAGATATTGTTAACATCTCAGGTGTAGATTCATCAGGCGTTGGTGGTATTAACTATAGTTCATTAGTTGGTAATAGAACGATTACAGCCCTAGATCATACAGGTTACAGATTTGTAGCTGATTCTGCTGCAGATTCAGATGTTATTGGTGGAGGATCAGGCGTACTAGCAACTAAAAATATACCATATTCAATTATATATCCCCACACTCAATATTTAGTTCCTGGTAGAACAACTGTTAATGCCGGTGTAAAAACAACTAGCTCAAAATCATATGCCGGTTCTGAAACTGCTTATCAAAAAGATGCGGTCTTTAACTTTATGACTCTTAATAAAAATAACATATCTAATCGAATAAATGTTATTGCAAACGATGCTAGTGAAAATGCAGAGTTAGGTACTGGTGTTAAATCTCTAGATATGACTATTAATATGCAAACGGCGGATTCGAATGTAAGTCCTATGATTGATGCACAACGTGTGTCGATGACTGGTATAGCATATGATATTGATAAACAAGATTCTACGGCAACTAGTGGATTTAACGTACCTCTTAATTTTGTTAACGAGACTTCACCAACTGGTGGTTCTTCAGCATCTAAACATATTACTTCACCAGTTACACTGGCACAAGATGCTGTTGGTATTAAGATATTATTAACTGCTAATAGACCTTCAGCCACAGATTTTCAGGTATATTATAGAATTGCAGCAAGTGATGAAATATTAAATGATATTAACTGGGTATTAGTATCGGAACAAACAAACAATCCTTCTGATGAAAATCCATTCCAATATAGACAATATCAATATATCGTTGGTGGACCAGGCGGTAACTTACCGGCATTTACTCAAATGCAATTAAAGATTGTATTTAGAAGTACAAACTCCGCAAAAACAGCGGCTATTAAAGATTTAAGAGTTATTGCTTTAGGCGTTTAATTATGAAAGAAATTATAAAAGTTGAAGGTCACCCTGGATTTATTAGGAATGCAGATAATAATGTAATACTTAATATAAATAAAACTGAAATAGAAATTGCCCGCGAGCGAAAAAGACTTAGAAAACAAAAAGAGAATGAATTCGAAGAACTAAAGAATGAGGTTAGTGAAATTAAGGGATTACTTCTTAAACTTATAGAGAAACAGTAATGGCAAAAAGTATCATTAATCTTACCGACAATA